ATGGAAGTTGGTGCTTTTGGAGTTGGAAAGTCAATTCTATTAGGTAGTCAAAAATTATCAACATTGAGAGGAGGTGGTAATGCCTTTTATTGGCAAAATAATGGTAATAATATTTCAAGTGCTGGAGACTATCCTGACAACAATTCTCAGGCAATTATTAATTTAGATATTAACGATTCAACTGATGCTTGTGCGCAATTAAGCATAACGCATAACTCCGATTTTTATGTCAGGTCTGTAAACTGGAATGTAAATACGTTTCAGCCGTGGCGTAAAATCTTATCATCAAAAAATACAACTGTGGATGCAAATGGTTTCATCAAGTCAGCATCTCCGATTGTTAAGCTATTTGCAGATAAAATTGAACCTAACGATGAAGCCGCTGAACAACCTCTTGCTTTTGAGAAGTTGGGTATTGGTCATTATTTAGTTAAAGGTTCTTCTGGATTCGCTAAAGAAGGCTGGTGGATTGAAATTCCTACAGACACTCATGGCAATAAGATTTGTGCAGTTGAATATCAGACATTGGAAAATGGTGATCTTGAAATTAAGACATTCAAGAAAAAGCTAAATGATGAGGGCGATATTGTTGCGAATCTCGATGCACCAATTGATATCCCAAATAACGCAAACGGTGAGCCGCGCTGGATTGATATTCGTTTAAACAGTATCAAGAAGACAATCGTCAGAAAAATTCCACGTACTGAAAAACAACCGCGTATGGTCCAGCAAGTAAAATATGCACCGCAATTGACCTATATCACTAAATACGAAGATTTATTTGATGATGAAGGAAAAGCTGTAATTGTGGATGGCAAGAATTATAAAAAGCCAGTAACTCACATTCAAACTGATCAAAACGGTACGCCTATTTTGTCGAATCAACCAGTCATTAATGAAAATGGTGAGCCAGTTTTTGAATGGGTTCAAGCAGTTGATAGTGATGGAAATCCAATCTATGACGAGGTGCCAGTCTTAGACAAAGATGGAAATCCAATCTATGACGAGGTGACTTATGACCCTGAATAGTGATTTCCAGAAGCTGTATGTCGATGGATTAATCCATTTGTATGAACTAGATGCCAGCAGCTTAGGTGCTGGCATTTTACGTTTTCATGGCCATATAGCTTTTCAAGACTGGGAGAAAATTTACTCATCGATCGGATCTGAAGGATTGATCGGTGCAGATTCAGGAAGCATTGGTAAGGTTTTTGATACCGGTGATCAAAAAGTATGGAACCGAAATATTATCTGGCAAGGTCAAGTATTTGAGCCAATGGCTTTGGAAGTATCTGGGCTTGAAATGCGTTCAGATGGTAAAGCTTCAGCGCCAACTTTAAGCATGGCCAACAATATCAACGGCATTCAAAATGCTGTGTCTGCTTACTGTTTGCAGTTTAAAGACTTTGCTGGTGCAAAACTTAAAGTTATTACCACTCTTGCTAAATACTTAGATGCTGAAAACTTCACAGCAGGTAATCCAACTGCATCGAATGAATCAAAAGAGCAAATCTGGTACATCGAGCAAAAGACATCTGAAAATGCACAACAAGTGACTTTCGAGCTGTCCAATCCAATCGATTTTGAGGGTTTGAAAATCCCAGTTCGACAAATTACTTCACTTTGTCATTGGTGCATGGTCGGGAAGTACCGGGGCGAGGAATGTGGTTACACAGGTGTAGCAATGTTCACTGATAAAGATGAGCCAACTGATAATCCGGCACTTGATCGATGCGGTGGACGTTTACGTTCTTGTCGCTTGCGCTTCGGTGAAAACAAACCGTTGCCATTTGGTGGGTTCCCGGCTTCAAGCTTATTGTGAGGTCTTATGAAACTTACGGCAAAAATTAAAAAAGCAATCATGGCACATGCGGATGAATGTTATCCACAAGAATGCTGCGGCGTGATAGTTGGTAAAGAATATATTCATTGTCGCAATATTTCTAAAAACTCTGATCAATTCGAAATCCATCCAGAAGATTTAGCTATAGCAGAAGACCAGGGCGAGATATTAGCTTATGTGCACTCTCATCCTGATGGAACAACAAGAGCTTCGGAACTAGACTTAATTCAGATTGAGTTACATCAAAAGCCTTGGGTAATTTGTTCCTATCCGGATCTTGATTTTCAAGTCTACGAGCCTTGTGGTTATCGCGCCCCCTTAGTGGGGCGTAATTATATTCATCTTTATCAGGACTGTTATGCACTAGTCCGTGACTTTTATGAACGTGAGCTAGGTATTAAGTTGCCAGACTTTGAAAGAAAAGATGGCTGGTGGGAGGACAAAGATCATCCGTCAATATTGATTGATAATTTTCCGAAAGCTGGTTTCTATGAAGTGGACACTCCGCAATATGGAGATATGTTGATTTGCCGAGTACCACGAACAGAACACCCAAATCATTGCATCATTTGGCTTGGTGATAATGCAATGCTGAAGTCCGAAGATACCGAACCTTGTATTGGCAATACATTAATTTTGCATCAGCTTCACGGCCGTAAATCTATACGTGAAATCTATGGACCGCAATGGTCAACCAGAACGGTAAAAATCTTGAGGCATAGAGATGTTAAAAACAATTAA